TTCATGATTTCCATAAGTTCAGATTCTGCATAGGCTGCATAAATCTCATCAAGATCTTCTGCTAGCGTAGTCTGAAATTTGACATTCATGTCATATTCTTCATCATTGTATGTTGTGGTAAACTTATATTCTCGATATTTTTCAGTTTCTTCATTCACATACTTCATGACAACGAATTCATTATCATTAACAGTCATTTGCAGAAATTCTTCAGATTGTGTTGTATTTGACATTCTTAATTCCTCTTGTTTTCACTAAGTGACAATTGCATCAAAACGTTTTATGGCTTGTGTCATAGTGTTTCCGTTCTTAGCAACACCCATTAAATGGAGTCGGATAATTCGAGACCCATCTTCTCTTGGCGTAGCCTTGTCAAACTGATCGTCAATTTGATACACAATGTCAGCAATTGACGAACCACTACCACCAACTGTATCCCCGACAGGGCGAATATTATGCATCTCAATAAACTCAGACAATTCGGGCCAATTTTCAATCTTGTATGTTCGTTTTTGTGACATATTTTCTCCTAAATAGTATTGTATCCGGCATTTCTTAATTCTTCTTGTTTTTTTTCTTCATCCTCATCCCGAGAACGTTGCTGGGCAGCTTCATCGTCTAGCTGACGGTTGAAGCTGGGCATGTATCCACCATCCTGTAACATGTCGTCACGGATGTTTTGGTTACGTTTTTCGAGATTGAGAACACGAGTAAAGCTATTAGTGATGGTTGCAGTATAGTAAGCGAAAGGATTAGCACTTCTTGCTTCGTTAAACTTGAGTCCAACTTCACTCAACTGTAATAATGCTGCACTTTGCATCTCATCATTATATGTATAGCCCCGCCAGTTACCGCGCATTGCATAACGCTCTACCAACTTCATCATCATTTTGGCCAGCTCGCCTGTCAAACCACCATGTGTTTGACTAAAATGACCGTTATCAAATCCACCTTGCCAGTGGCTACGCAATACTTCCTTTAGTTCACCATCTACAAACGCATAGTGTTTAAATGGCGGAAAGTTGATGCGAGTGTGTAGGTCTGCTACTGTTTTTGGGTTTTTCTTTCGATTAGGTGTTTCTGGGATATGATCATATGTCATTACACGAAACACAACGTCTTCATCTGAGATAGAGCTGGGATCAACACGAAAATCAGCTTGTTTGGGTTTTGTTGATCTCACACCACCTGCATCATGCCACGCATTGATACCTTTTTCATATCCCGCGCTTGATAGTTGCGCAGCGTGATTTTCTTTTGCCTCATGAATTTTTTCGTCGTCGATCTCTTCTAGAGAATCAACAATGATGTCAAAATGCTTGTATCGATCATCCAAGGCATAGCAATAACTTAGCTTGCTCTTGTGAATTTCCTTTAGCATATCTTTGTTGTTGAGGTATTTTGTAGACTTCTTCCTGACCATTTAAGATTCCTTGTTGATATCAGTATAATACGTTAACCCATTGAAGTCAAGCGGTTTTCAGGCTGATAAATATTAGTTAGAAGGCGTTGAATTGTTGGATTGAGGGCATGTCACGCTGGTATTTATCGGAATCAACATGGTTACAAGACAAGATCTCAGAGCATCATTAACGGTTAAAACCCGTAGCAGAAGTTTCGGCGTGAACAATTTTTTCACCGGGACAATACCTGCTTACAACGTTCCCTTCCAAGGACCAGGACAGGCATTAATAAGAACACGTGGTATCGTGTTTCCGTTTACTCCCAACATCAGCGTTGCACAACAGGTTGAATATGGTCAGTATGATGTAGTGCACACAAATTACCAACAGAATGCATATGCAAGGACGCGCAACCCCCAAATACAAATTACTGGGGTATTTGTTAGTCAAACGCCAGAAGAAGCAGCGTATACAGTGGGCGTGATGCATTTCCTCAGAGTGTGCAGCAAGATGAATTTTGGTGCCAACGACGATGATCGCGGCACACCACCGCCAGTGCTATTGTTTAGTGCATATGGGGCATATAATTTTCAAAATGTTCCTGTATTGATTGGTAGCTTTAACTATGTATACCAAGATGATGTTGATTATGTTGAGGTAGAAACAGGGGGCGAAACGGTGCAGATACCATCAATGATGATCATTGCTATCGACTTGCTACCATAATACAGCCCAGAAAAACAAACAAACCAATTCACACTTGATAGTCTTGCAAGAGGAAGTGGCTATAGGAATGGATTTATCTAATGTCATATAAAAGAACAAGTCATCTCAGAGCAACACCAGTTGTGAATGGTTTTACTCAATTATGGGAACCACCAATCGTTCCAGATTTCACTCGTGCAAAAGAATTTACTATCAATCAAAAATACAACAAGAGACCAGATTTACTGGCTTATGATCTATATGGTGAAAGTCGTTTTTGGTGGGTATTTGCCATTTACAATAAGAACGATTTAGTAGATCCAATTAATGATTTTGTTACCGGTACTCGTATATGGATTCCGGATCGCGATTACATTGCAGGAATTTAATGACTTATTTAACAAACAAACTTAACAATTACGAAACATATACCTATAACATCAGGCTTTATGTTTGTAAACCAGAACGTGTCCAAGACCTTGATGCTGCAATTGATCGGGGTGACGCTATCATTTTGGCTGATAACGCACAAATTGCACGATATAATATCAATTCTTTGGAGCAAGTTTTCCGCATCAGCCATTCTTTGGTTCGAGAGGGAGTAGGTAGCCAATTTGATATGCGCATTGTTGAACCAAATGGTGTTACGTTATTGAGCACCATAAAGGGAATTTGTAATCAACTCGGCATTGCAGACCATCTTAGAGCAACATATATTATCGCAGTTGATTTTCACGGTAGATTGTCGGATGGCCAGCCGAAAAAATTCCCGCAGACATTTTATTACCCAGTGGTTGTTAGCCAGTTTACATTTAAGGTTGATGAAGGTGGAACCAATTATCAAATTCGTTTAGTTGAAAATTCACAAGTTGGATATCAAGTTGCTGCTAATGAAGTAAGAAATACAATTACTATTCAGGCTGAAACTGTTGGTGAGTTTGTTGACCAATTTGAGGAAAAACTAAACCAATCATTGAGATATTCTTGGAGAGCAAATGCCAGCCTTTCAGCAGGATTGGGTCCGGATGAATATAAGTTTGAATTTGACGGCACCACAGAAGATTGGCGCAGTTGGAGATTTGAAGTTCTAGATGCTGATTTCCAAGTTGGTGCTGTGAGTTTTGAAGGTGTTCCGGGAAGAAGTCCTAAATTGCAAGTTGTGGCTATGAACGGAACACAAATTACTACTTTAATGAGTCAAGTCCTACAATTAACAGCGGAATACAAACAAATCTTGATTAATCAAGGTGGCGAGATTAGCAATCAAACCATGCGTCGAAAACCAGAAGATGCGTCAAATAGACAGTTGGACGTATTCCCTGTTTTCTTTAAAATGATTTCAAATGTCGAATACAATGAGTATGATCAATTTCGAGGCGACTATAGAAAAACCTATCGTTATAAACTCAAAGCATATACTGCGACTGATGAAATTTTGGATGCAAACCAATTTATGTCTAGCATTGGTAATTCAAGCGTTCAGCGTTCAAGAATATTCAATCTAATTGCTGGGGATTTCCTACGTAAACGTTATGATTATTATTTTACTGGACGTAATACAGAAGTATTAAGTTTGGATTTACAGTTTGATTATGCTTATTTCAATATCACACCCATGGGCGATGGTTACTTTGGTGATCCAGATGTTCAAAGAGCCGTAGCAGCGGGTGATGATATTAGTGTTCGTGATCGTCTCAGTAAAATTGAAATTTTACAAGATGACCTGGGAAGCGCAAAAAGCGGTTTAGCTCGCGCACAGAGACAATTTGATAATGCTTTAGGGAGCGGATCAAGAACACAAATTGGTTTTGCTATAGGAAGTTTGGAGAATGCAAGTATTGAAGTTAATGCAAGGATTGGAGATATCCGCAGCGCCCTAGCAGACGGTTATGATTTTAATCCAAGCAGTGTTCAATACTTACAGCGTTGGGTCGAAGATACGATCAGTGATAGTGATACATATGGTTCAGAAAATAACCTAAGAAGCGGCGCATTAAAATTTGGCGCAGTCAAAACTAACCTTGAAAATAGCGGTGACCTTATTACTATTGAGATGGAAGTTCGTGGTGATCCATACTGGATGGGTAAACCAAATACATTTTATAATCAACAACAAAACATTGAAGATCTAGTAGACTATGAGGCAGGCGCCCCGAGTTTCTTTCTCAATGTTAACTTGCCAAGCACTGAAGAAGATGCTGACGGTAGACGAAAACCAGATCCAGATTACATGGTAAGTGGAGTTTATCGTGTTGTCAGTGTAATCAATCGTTTCCATAACGGACAATTTATACAATATCTCGAAGCAGTGCGTGATATTGGAACAAATGTGGCAACTGTTTATGACATGCTTGCTGGTGACACCAGTGTGGATCTTGCACGAGATCTTGCTTCATTGCGTCAACAAGGAAACTCAATTTCACAACGAATTGAGAACGCAAGGCTTGGATTGGATCGTAATTAATGGCAATTAGTAGAGATATATACACACGAAAAGTTCGCTCAGCTTATAATCAACATACACTTGAAAAAGGTTTACGAATTCCGGCTGGGTTATATCGCGGCATTGTGGTTGATATTGATGACCCAAACCGTGAAGGCAGAGTTAAAGTTCAGATACAAAAGTTTTATGGCGCTTTCCCTGCTGGTGAAACGTCAGCTAGCCAGGTTGCAGGTGACGAATTTTTAGGTGCAATATGGTGTCATCAACTTTTGCCGTTTGGACAGACATCTCCACCAGCTGAAGGCCCTAATGGAACCGTAAGTCAAAACACTAGCGGGTTTTTTGGTGCCCCGCCCGAACGAGATAATGAAGTATTGGTTGCATTTGGTAGCGATATGAGCGCTGGTGTAATCGTGGGTATGATACCAGATCCGTTCAAAAGAGAAGGCATAGCAGGAGCAGGCAAAACCCGCACAACCGCTACTGGCGAAACCACAATTGGTCTTGAAACGTCTCGTACGGCTGGCTCGATTGATGACTTGCCAGACGAACACCCCCAAGCAGAAGTGCTGCGCAATCAGGGTCTTGACAGAGACCGTATACGCGGACAGAACTTCTCAAGTCCCACTAGAGACCCCAGTTCGCGCGTCGTTGGCATGAGTTCTCCAACTGGTCATGCCATTGTAATGGATGATGGCAATCTTGAAGATGGCGACAACCTGGGAATGAGGATACGAACCGCCGGCGGCGCACAGATCCTCATGGACGACACAAATGGTCTAACCTATATTAACAATCGTGAAGGTAATGTATGGATCGAAATGAACCGTAACGGCGATATTGACATCTATGCAGCTAGCACAATCAATATGCATACTTTGGGTGATTTCAATATGCATTGTGGTGGCAGTTTTAATTTGCAAGCCGGATCTGATATCAACATGAGAGCCATGGGAAGCGTAAAACAACAGGCTGTTGGTGGCCCTTTTGACATTACATCAGGATCAAATTTAAATCTCACAGCGGATGGAAATGGTAATATGAGCGTTGCTGGTAACTATCGTGAAACAGCGGCTCGAATCGACATGAACGGTCCAGCAGCAGAAGTGGCTGCGCCACCCCCCACAAATCAGCTGGCTGGTAACAATGTGGTTACTGAAAGCGTGGCCCGACGTGTTCCAGAAGCAGAACCTTGGGCTGGACACCTTGATGTTAGTGTGCTTGACACTGGCTCAGCGAGTGGCGCTGTGGCACAAGGAGAAAGTAACAGTTATTATTATGGTAGTCCAACAGACCTATCAAGCTATAATGATCAGACTGGTGAATTTGACATCAATAATTTCCCGCCTAGTCAAGGAGGAGAATTCCTTAGCTATTCAAGCAACGTTGATAGGCGTATTGATCCTGAATTGATTTCCATGGTGGAAGAGGTAGCACGACGTTTTGGTCGACCACTAACAGTCACAAGTGGTTTCCGTTCTCCCAGTTACAATGCGAAAGTGGGTGGCGCCAAGAAAAGTCAACACCAACAAGGTAAGGCTATCGATGTTTCAGGTAATGGTTTGACTAATCAAGATCGTCTAGATTTGATCGCAATCGCCAGTGCTGTGGGTATTAGAGGTATTGGTGTCTATAGCGGAGGAAGTCTTCACTTTGACAACCGCAGCGGAGCAAGGGCTGCATGGGGCAGTGACTATACTCGTGCAAGTGTCCCAAGTTATGCGGTAGCAGCGGCTAATCGTCACCGTAGTGGAGGATTTGGATAATGCTTAGACTGGTTGAATCTAATAGACGTATTCCCTGGGAAACATTTACAATACAGGATGAATTTGCTGTCAAGTTTGTAATCAACGTTGGCGTTGCAGTCGTAAGCGAGGAAATGCTGAGCTTGATGTTGGGCTATCGTGAATGGAGTGGTATACGTTACATCAATCAGGCCACTGGTGATTATGAAATAGGATATGGTATTGGTGATCCTGATGATGAACAAGGATATACTGAGCCGCAAGCATATGCTGACTGGGTTGGATACATACGTAATCGTCAAAAGAACCTTAGAACACAAATTCCAATTGTAGGCATAACACAAGCCGCATTTGATGCTTTGCTAAGTCTCTATGTTGATACAGGCACTTGGAGAACGGTTCAATCAAATGAAGGATTATATGATCTAGCTGACGCTGTTAAAAACTCTAATTGGTTGTTAGTGGCAGATATTATTTCTCGTGGAAATGTCAATCCTGAGCTTCGTAAAAAAGAAGCAGCGGTAGTGCAGCTTGGTGACTATAACACAATCAAAACAAGACAGCAACAGCGAACCACAGGTATCCAAAAATTAAGAAACGCCTATGTGAGTGGTCTTCCTGAATTTGAAAGAAAACAGGCTGAATTTGTATTCTATCGTCAATTTGGATCATTCTTGCCTGGTATGAGCCAGCTAAGGCAACGCCGAATTGTTGCTCAAGCACTCACATAAAATACGCAGTTTTTCATACCATAAATACTGATATGGCAACTTTCGTAGGATTTTCAACAGTTGGTAAACGAACAGGCACTCGAGTCCTTGAGGATAAAGAGTTGGCCAAGCGTGACTTGCTTAATCATTTTTACACACGAAGAGGTGAGCGACTTGGTGAACCTGAGTTCGGAAGCATCTTGCCAGAATTGATTTTTGAGCAATTTGACCAATTGGTTGTTCAAGCCGCTGATGAAGACGTCAAAGCAATTATTGGTTTAGACCCGCGTTGGGAATTGATAGACTATCGTATCAATGAGGGCGACAAAACGTTGACAATTGAAATACAATTGCGTTACGTCCCTGATCTCAGCGAAGATCGTTTGGTGTTGAAATACACTAGTGAAGAAGAGATTTAACATATGGCACAGAGTATCCGACAGAGAAATTTGTTTGCAGCAGAAGACTATCGTCTTGTATACGACAGTTTCAAACAAGCAAACTTTCAAGCATACGACTACGACACAATACGTGGCGCACTAGTTGATTATATTCAACAGCAATATCCAGAAAATTTCAATGACTGGATTCAATCCAGTGAATTTGTTGCGCTGATTGA